TACATGCACGATGTTGCCACAGGCAAGCGTCGTCCAGTGGATAAAAAGGAGTTCGAACATGGCGTGGCTGGATAGTGTCAAAGCGAAGAAGGAAGCTGAAGAAGCAAAAAGACCAGAGAGACTGAGAGGAAAATCAGATGAAGACATACTCAAAGAAATCCAAGAAGCCGAAGGTTTCAAAAAGAAGTTCGAAGAAAGCGAAGCAGCTCGACAGCGGGATAATGAAGAAGTTCGGAAAGTAACAACACAGTTCGAGGAACTCAAGCGATCCCTCAATGAAGCTGAAGCTCGTAGACAGCCGGCACGTGAGCCAGACGAGCTAGCTAACTTCATCGAGGATCCTGACAGAGCCTTTACACAACGCGTCGCTCCTGTAGCAGCCGCAACTGTGGCTAACTCTGCCATTACGGCCCGTATTCTGGCTCAACAGATACTCGATAATAACGACCTCACCTCCGGTGGCAAGAACATGGACGGACGGCTCTTCCGAGCTTGGGGTATGGAAATCGACGGTGAGTCGAGGAAGTATCAAGCGGCTCAGCTCACATCTCCGCAGGCGTGGGTCGGCATCTTCTACTACCTCAAAGGCTTACATGCCGATGAGTTACGGGATAAGGATGTTGTGAAGAAGAAGTATAACTTCCTCGAACCAGCATCTACAGAAGGTGCTCGACCCCCGGAAGGGAAGCCGAAGTCCGCGGATGAGGAACTCACTGACGCTGAGAAGCACGTAGCGGATAAGATGAACGTCACCTACGAGAACTATCGAAAGCGTAAGAAGGCCATGCAGTTCATTAATACTTAACTTCAGGAGATTAAGATGCCAGATCCGACTCAACCAGCTATCACATCGAAGAACTTCACTGCCGCTCCAACTCCTCCGAAGCCGCCGGTCGTCCAAAACGAAGTGGCTATCCCCTACGAGCAAATCGTAGCGAAGCCACTTCGTGCCCCTAATTTCACCAACCTGAAGCATCGTAACCCAAACATGAGTCTATACTGGGGAAACCGTGCGGTCGGCGAAAAAGAGTCCACGATGCGCTACGACCAGCTTCTCTCGATGGGTTTCGTACCAGCGAAACCACAGGACGTTTTGCTTGCAAGCGGCGAAGCTTGTCCCCCTTCGCTGCAAAGAGATGGACGTGTTATGTACGGAGATCTCATCTTGCTTATGATCTCCCGAACCGACTACGTTGGACAGATCAAATGGAACGAGCAGAGTGCTCGTCTACGCGTCAAGAAGCCCGGTGTTACCATCGAAACAGGTAACTCACAAGACGTTATGACAGCCTCAGAGCTAGTCAAAGATACGAACGATGCTCGCAAGGGTATGACTGCAGCAGCGTTCCCTAGAAAAGTTTCGACGTACGTGCCTGCTCTTGCGGAAACGGACGCGAAAACAGCCGATAACTCGGGACCGGAGACTGATTTTAATCTGGCCTCGAAAGGCTGAGTAAAAGCCCCAATTCGCTAAGAAAGGAGTACTCGTTTGGCTTCAAATGAAATCCACTCGGTCCAGACCGTTTCTGGGAACCAGGCCAGGATGCGTCGGATCATTGAAGAAGCAGCGCAAGTGTTTTTGGCGGGAACTCCTGTGCAGATAGCCGCCGGTGACGGGGGCTTGAAGGCATGGGACGGAGCGACATTAACGAATGCGATTGCTGGTTTCTCCAAGGAGGCAGCTAACAACCTCGCTGCACTTGGCGTCGTTCCATCGGCTGCTGTGAACCCAAATCCACAGCTAGGCTTCGGATCGGTGCCATTTGAAGTGTCGGCTCAGAACATCGCTAGGCCGCCCTTCAGAGATGGTCGTATCGAATTTGAAACAGCATCTATAGACACCATCTTCTCAGGACAGGTTGGACCTGCTCAGACAGCTTTAGCAACCGACGTCGGCCTTCAGTACGGGTGTACCAAGGACGGCGATAACCACTGGTTCGTCGACAAAACCAAGACTGGTGTTAACGCGGTAGTCCAGATAGTTAAACTAGACCCGCTTGACCAGTCTGCAACCCCGCGCGGAGTGTACTTTATAGTACTCCCCGCAGCGGCGCAGATAGTGGCGTGAGGTGAACTGAACATGACAATGGTACGTGGGCAGTTCTCTCAACTAATGGCTCCGGGATTGCATGATGAATTCGTGCATTGGCTTGACCTCCTGCAACGCGACGAGGAATATAGCCACGTCTTTCACGTCGAAGGATCGAAAATGGCGTATGAAGACGAAGCCGAGTTCGCCGGGCTACCGCCACTCATCGAGAAGCCGGAAGGCGAATCCATCTCTTACACAGATGCGATTCAAGGTGGTACAAAGCGGTATCTCCACCTGACCTACGGCCTCGGTGTCCGCTGCTCGTTCGAGCTGTACGAAGACGACCAGTATAACATCATCAACCAGGTTCCTCGTGCCCTAGCAAGGAGCGCACACTTTGTCAAAGAGCAACAGGCTTTCAACGTCTTTAACCTTGGATTTACTACGGTTACTACGACTGACGGTCTCTCCCTCTTCAACACTGCACACCCGCTTCTCGGCGGTCCTGCTGCTACTTCTATTGCCCCTGGTGTTGGTTCAATCATTACTGCTCCGGGTACGTACCCGAACAGACCGACACCGGACATCGACCTAAGTTTCACTGGAATCCAGTTGATGGTAAACTTCTTCGAGAGGCTGCCTGACTCGCAAGGCCTCCCGGTTACCATTAAGCCCAGAACTGTTATGATTCCACCTGAACTCAAGTGGATCGCTCGTGAGATCCTAGGTTCGCCTCATAAGCCGTACACGTCAGATAATGAAATCAACGCTGTGCTAGCAGAGGACCTACAGTACTTCGTATGTCACTACCTGACTAGTGCGAGCGCTTGGTTCGTTATCGCTGACAAGATGGCTCACAGACTGAAGTTCTTCAACCGTCACGAGCTAGATGAGGACTTCGCGGACGACTTCGACACACGCTCTATCAAGCAAGTCAGCTTCATGCGCATCAGCACTGGAGCGACTGTATGGGAAGGGACCTGGGGTTCGAACGGGCCGTAGAACGATGCCTAATCAGTCACATAGCGGAATACACGGCGATCCCTGGCATCGGTGCGACCGGTGCGGGAAAGACTGGCACACGTCCAAGTTGCGTCGACAGTCAGGGCTCGCCCGTGGTATTCTGGTATGTCCTAAGTGTTGGGATAATCCAATGACGTTCAATCGGGACTATCTTATACAAGAAGTTTTGTCGTTCGGCGCCGATCAGGAGATGCAGGTTGCAGATATACTCAAGCAGCCGATAAACTCCGAAGACGACGAGCGCTAATTTTAAGGTGCCTCGCTGAGGTTTCTAACACTTCAGGGGCTTGATTGTGTAGAATCGAGGCATGAGGCACCTCAGTTTATGGAGAAAGGAGTAGTTTAATGGGAGCACTTAGTAACCTCGGTTTCGGTTCATCGCTGCACTTCCCTTACGGAGTGATTCAGAATCCGGTAGCGGCTCCAGGAGCTGCGGACGTCATTCCGGTATCCTCAGGAGTTGTTTTCGTTACAAGAGCTGGTGTGAACGCAATGACGCTCGCACTACCGAAGGCTGGTGTATACCCTTCAGGTAATGCGCAGTCACTTGGCGACCCTCGAGACGACGGTAAAGAGCTTACTATCGTGTCTACGACAGCCTTTGCTCACACTATCACAACTCCAACGAATGGGATTAACAAAACCCTTCACCTTCTCACCTTCGCCGCGGCTGTAGGCAACTGGGTTCAACTCATATCCTTCGGCGGGACGTGGTACGTCACGGGACTTCTCGGCGTAACTATATCCTAAGGGGGGAGACAATGGCAAACGATATATCAGCACGCCCGTGGTTTATCGACACGGCAGGTGTAGGAATCATCTTCCAACCTCAGGTGTACATCAAGTTCCTCGAGGTTGTCGGCGGTGCTGCCGGATCTATCGGTGGTACTGAGGCTGACGTCAGGGACAGAAACAATAAGTCCATCGTGATGTCACTCTACCAGACAGCGAATGCTGGTGAGGTGCAGACATTTAACATAGAAAACTGGTTCGAGGGACTCATCGTAGCTACCCTCGGTACGGGTGTGACTCTTCGAGTCCACGTAAAGTGAGGCATTATGCTGAAAGGCGTAGATCAAATGGCTGTAGGTTTCAAACAACAGCTCACAAATCTGTCCAGCGCCTGTGACCGCCGTTATCTGACCCTAGTTATGACCAAGATTATATCTCCTACTAGTGCTACTCTGGTTCCTCAGACTATGATTGACCAAGGTAGAGATGTATGGGACATTACAAATCCTATCTGGAGGCAGGTGGGAGATATAGCTCAAGTATTTGGTATCTACTGGGGTGGACAGGCGGTCGACAGCAACAACGGAACCGGCACCCCTACGCCTTCGTACTTCGCGGCTTCTTCTAAAGAAAAGAAGAGTTGAAGAGGGTCAATGTCTCTATTCGGAATACCAAAGTTTGCGGTGCATTCTAACACTACTACCTCTGCACCCAATGCGACTGTCAACACAAGTCTCAACGACTTGGTCGTTTCGATGTGGGCAGGACAAAACTCTCCGACTGGTGTCACAGACACAATCGGGAATACGTACATAGTAACTGGACTTCCAGCGCAGAACGGATTCGGTGCCTTTGAGTTTTTCGCGTACTGTTTATCGAGCATCGGAACAAATCCGTCAAACGTAGTCTCATGGGCTTTTGGAGCCGCTATTAGCGGTATAGTTTCTGTCTGGAGTGTCCCTAGCGGTGGAGCATCAGTAACGTTCGACGCGCAAGCGAAGCAAATCAGTAACGGCGCAGCGAATCCGGCCGTCGTCGCCATGAACACCACTGGAAGCGACGAGATAGTATTCGTCGGAGTATGTAGTGTGACTACAGGAGTCGCTTACACTCCAGGAGGCGGATTCACACTTAGTAACAACGGTACGTTGGCTCCAGGTATAACAAGTCAGGCCACCGAATTTGGAACGTTCGCTTCTCCTCAAACAGGTATCACGCCCGGATTCACAGCTCTCTCTAGCGATTATGCTATCATCGCTTGCGCTTTTAAGGCGTCGGGACTTGGACCAATCGCGAAGGTCTTTAGGATTGTAGACTTCTCCGCTGGTGTCAAAACAGTAACTTCTCCAGCGATCAGCGTACACACAGGAGATCTCGTCGTTGTTGGGACGTTTGGGCCTGGCGGACCAAGTCCACCGAACCTAGTACTCTCCGACACAATAGGTAACTCCTATACGCCGATATCACCGGATGGAGTAAATCCTGGAGCTGGTACTCACGCTACTCTTAACTACGTCGTCAGTACTGGAACAAATGCGGCGAACGTAGTCTCGGCCACTTGGCTGACTGCTAATGCTATGGCTATCGTCGTCTTCGTCGTACCTCGTACACCGGGAGCAGTAGTCTCTCTTGATACCAGCGCATTCTTCGGTGGGCTTGCTGTCGCTAACGTTGCGACTTCGAGTTCCTATACTACGACCGGAGTTGACGATCTCGCATTTGTAGTCGCTGGTGTAGACTTGAGTAATACAGTCACCTTCACGGCTGGGACTAACTTCATACTCGATGGAAGCATCAACAATACTACTTCCACTAGCGTTGGATTTGAGCATCAGGCTTACAGCTCTGCTCAGGCTGGTGTGACTGCGACGATCAATACGAGCACAGCTACTCCTCAAGTTGGTATGGCTGTAGGAGTCTTCAAGTCAGTTGGTGGAAGTATACCTGGATCAGGAGGGAAGGCTCCGTGGGTTTCACCATTGATTAACTCCTCTATTGAGAAAGGGAACGCTTGAAGAAAGTGGGCAAATTCCTCATACTAAGCGACAGCGGCCAAGGCCACGGACTTACGTTGCGTCTAAAGACTGAAGGTCACGAGGCGCAGCTGAAGGTCTTCGGTTCCGATTACGAAGGTCTGGGTCACGACATCGTCGACTGCGCGTGTGAGTATCTCACAGGAGAAACAGTCGTAGCCGACGGCGTTAGCTTCGGTCATGTTTTGGAGAGCTTTCGCGATGCAGGTACGCGGATATTCGGGGGCGGAGTCTTCGCTGATAAACTAGAGACAGACCGCCTCTTAAGCGAGGAGGTGTTTCGAAACGCGGGCATAAAAACTCCTGATTCACATCGGGCCAATGACTGGGACGACGCAGAAAAAGTAGCGAAGAAATTCGCAAAACTAGGGGGTAAAGTGGTGCTCAAGCCAGAAGGGGGTTTGAGCGGCGTCGTCCCCTCTCTAGTAGTAGATGGAGAGGAGGAGGTCAAGGATGCAATAGATCACTTTCACCATTCGGCTGGGAACTCCGAAATTAACATCACCATTCAGGAATATATCAAGGGCGTAGCGGTTTCAACTGAGGGATGGTTCAACGGAGAAAACTGGATTCCTGGTATGTTCAACCACACGATAGAGAAGAAGAAGTTCCTCAACTGTGACCTTGGACCTTCGACTGGATGTACCGGAAACCTCGTATGGGCTGCGGACGATGATGACGATATTGTGACAGAAACGTTAACAAAGTTAACGGTTACGATGCGAAAGCATAATTACGTCGGGCCAATTGATGTCAACTGTGTTGTAAATGAGGAGGGTATATATGCGCTCGAATTCACGCCGCGATTTGGATATGACGCTTTTCCAACTCTTCTTACTTGCCTTTGTGACTTTGATTTTGGTGCTTTCATCGACGATGTCGCAAGAGGAGATGAGCCGAAGGTTAAACTATCGCCTGGATACGGAGCTGGAATAAGGATAGGAATACCTCCTTGGCCATCAGATACTGAGCATGGAATTCCAGGCATCGCCCTTCGTGGTTTCAAGGAAGAGGACAAGAAATGGTTCTACCCTTACGAAATGCAGCTCGTAGACGGAGAGCTAAGAAGCTCGCGAGGCTACGGACTCTTGGGCGTAGTCAACGGCCACGGCGGAACCCCAGGTGAGGCATTTGCTAGAGCTTACGAAATCTGCTCTCGCTTGCACGCAGTGGACTTACAATATCGAACTGATCTGTATTGTGCTTGCATGAAGGATTTCAGGGACCTACGTAGTATATTTGACGGCTACACAGGTGGGTGGCTGGGGGTGGACCTTGACGGCACTTTGGCTCATCATAACGGTTGGACTCGTTCTATTGGTGATCCTATCCCTGCTATGGTCAGCAGGGTCAAAAGATGGATTCGGGAGGGCAAAGAGATTCGTGTCTTCACTGCGCGAGGGTCGATCGAAGGAGAAGGAGACACAGGTCGATACCAGCAGCTCTGCCGAATCTACGACTGGATCAACGAGCACATCGGAGAAGCCCTTGAAGTAACACACGAAAAAGATCCTGGAATGATCAGGTTGTATGACGACCGAGTAGTTGAGATAAATAAAAACGAAGGGACGATAGCCTGATGCCGTTTCCACCGTCATTTGACCGCGCTTGGGATGTAACCCAGCCACTCGATTCTCAACTAGCGAATCTGCTCGGGCAAGACATTCGCAACCTTAAAGACGATATAATGCAGCGTATCTCGCTGCTGAGCGGTGTGCTCGCCAACAGGCCAACGCCTGAAATGGTGAACGCGACTTGGGGAGGGGCTGGTTACGGTCTGTTATACTTCTCTACCGACAACAGTAAAGTCTATCAATGGTCCGGCGCCGCCTGGGTAGATATCACTTCGTCGATAGGAGGAGGTGGTGGTGGGATCACCTTACAGACTAACGGTGTGGCCAACGCCGTCCAGAACCTCCTCAACCTAATTGCTGGTACGGGAATCACACTAACGAACGTCGGTGGAGGCGTCACGATAGATGCCGTTGGTGGTGGAGGAGTCCCGGTACAGCTTCACGGCAGAAAGAATCTAGTCGGACCTGTCGGAGTAGCAGGTCACTCGCTAGTACAAGTCGATAGTATAACGGTCACCTTCCCCGGCGCAGGAGGTCCCTGGCGTGTTCTGGGTAGCTACCACTACTGGATGAATGGTGGAGTTGGATGGGAGTCCGGCATATTCGACGGAGCCAACTGGTTCGCTCAAGGATGGGTGCAAGCACAGAATAACAACTCGATGCTCCAAGGTACTGACATGTCGGTAACCACCTATCTGAACGCTTCGGTTCACACCTTTGCGACTTACGTATATGGTGATGGAGCTGGTACTGTAGTGACATCCGCAGGCGGTATGGGTGACCCGGCACGTGTCACGGATATGGGACCTAGTCATATGGATCTTTCGGTAATGGCGAGTAACTGATGCCAGCCTTCCAAAATCGCGGACAACAAGCTCGCTCGGAAGAGCAGCAAGAATTTGCGATGACTGGTCCCTTCGGTGGGATACAGAGTGAGCTACCTGCTACGCAAATTGAGACGCTAGGATTCTTTGACGCGAATAACATCATCTTCAGGAAGGGTACAGCGTCGCCGAGGCCTGGACTATCGATGCTGCCTCCACTAGTCCCACCTGAAGCTATCATGGGTATCTACCAATTCTATAATATAACCGGAGCTCTAGTTCAGGGCGTAATGACTCCTACACGGCTCTATAAGTTTGATGCAGGAGTTTACACCGAGATCACAGGTGTAGGACTACACGGAACTAACACAGAGCTTTACAGTTGGGATGTGGTGAATTACAAGCTCTGCTTCTCGCAGGGCGAGGACCCAGTCAATATATGGGACGGGATAACTCCTGGCTACACTGTAGTAGCAGGCTCTCCCGCTCATGTGAAGTATGTAGCCGAGGTCGGTTTGCATCTCATTGTTGTCAGTAAGGACTTTCCACTCAGATACTACTGGTCCGGAGTCGGGGACCCTACGGATTGGACTGGGTTTACCTCTGGCCTGAATGACATCGTCGGCAATCTGGGACCGATTAACTTCGTTATAAAAGTTAATCAGTATGGCTTCGGTTTTCACCAACTTGGTCTAACACAGATTGTCCCAACAGGTATTGGAACCAATCCGTTCGCGTTTAGCTCGGCTGCTAATGCTTCGATTGGGACTCTGTGTCCCTTCAGTGTACATCACATGGACGATCAGGGACGGGAGTTCTCCACGCACGTGGGAAAGGATAATGCCTATGCCTTCGATAGCTCGTCCGTCGAACCAGTCGGAGACAATCCCATGTCGGATGGGACTAGGAGACGTATTGGTGCTCGCGCTCGTATTATGGGTGATTTGCTTCTATCTAATGCTGTGACAGTCAAGGGATACTGTACCTACGTAGTGAACGGACAGCCTTTCCGCTCGTATTGGATCAACATGCCTGACGTGGGTATGTGGGTCCTCAATTTCGATGAAGGTAACTGGACACGCTTTATCTACAACGGAACGGTCACTTGTATAGGCCCGTTTACAAACTTTCAGTCTGCTGTACGTATCATGGATCTCGTCGGCACGATTGCAGACCAAACTTGGAGTCCAGCTACACTCATTCAGCCGCTCACGCTCGATGGAATCCTACTAGGCTTCAAGGATGGTACATCAGGTTTCGCTACCTTCGGCGTAGCGTGTGAGCTGAGTTCGTCACTAACCTCCGGCAAGTTGATTTTCCAGGATCGACGTCACAGCCATACTGTAAAGAAGTTCCGCGTGTCCTTCGTAGACCAAGGACCAGTGACATTCACACTGAATCTGACCAACGAGCAAGGGCAGGCCGAAAGTCACGCATTCACTATCGGCTCAGGTGGAGGGGACGAACTGAACTACGTTCAGGAGTACAAGATGCCTGGCTTACGCATTCAGTATGTTCTTAGCATTCCTGCGAACACCTTCACGAGCGTATCCGAGCTTGCTCCAATGTTCGATGAAGGTGGGGAACAGCGTGGAGGTTTGATAGACAATTGAAAGCTATAGCTAGCCTCGACTTCACGAAGATAGGTCCTACGCAGCAAGCTCTGTCGCTGTTTGCGAACATGCTACGCAAGATTTATCAGAACTTGATCTTTATCGTAAATGGACATATAGGCTTCGGGGATGGGACAACTGCTGATAATATCGATGGAGTTTGGGTTAACACAACGACTCCTGGTATAATCGCGAACTTTACCGTTACTCATAATTTGGGGAGGGTCCCCGTGGGATACATAGTTGTGAAAGAAGATGCACCTGCAACTCTATACGATGGAACCGTCGTAGCAACTAAGACTCAGATAACTTGGAGAGCGACTGGTGGAATCGCTCACATACGGGTTTTTGTCTTCGCACTACTTTTATCGTTACTCGCATTTCGCAGCGTAGCTCAGACGACAGTTAACCTGAACGTTACTGGCACAGATGCTCAAGTATGGATGCATGGGACGTGGAAGGTTACCATTAAGCAAGCTCAAGGAACTACTGGTGGACCTCCGTTCAGGATCATAAGTGGAGGAGGTTTTCTCAACGACCAAGCTGGAGCGCTAGATGGTTCAGGCAATGCCACGATGAGCCTACCAGCGAACGCTAACATTGCTCCAGCGCAGAGCGTGTGGCAGTTTACGGTCTGTCCGGATGCGTCCTTTCCATGTTTCACACGGGAGATTACTATACCTATATCCTCGCCATTTGCGCTCAACATGACTCCTCCGCCGATCGTCGTGAATGTGTTGCTAGTTCCACTTCCTATAACGGCGTACACAGATGGTGAGATATCAGGCGCTTCTAAAGGCACAATCTATTACAATACGACATCTAGCTTGTATCGTCAATGCAATGCAGCGTTTGCTGGAGTATGTTCTGCATGGGCTGGCTTCGGTGGAACAGCGGTGTGGAGTGCTATTACGGGGTTCCCAGCGGCTTGTACTCCGGGAACGTATGTTATCAATATACAGCTTGGAACCTGTGCCCCAACTACTGGAAGTCCTGGGCTTCCACCCGGCTCTGTGCAGTATAACAACGCTGGGGCATTCGGAGGTACGGTTTTTCTCTTCAATCCGACCGACGCTACACTAGGTATCTGCTCCGTGACCTGTGCCTCATTGACTAGTACAGTAGATACTGGTATCGGTCTTTTTTCTACCGACGCTGCGAGTACGATAGATATCGTTTCCAATCCTGATTCGATTCATGGAACAACAGTCACTAACATCTTCACTTCTGCTCAGACTGTAGATACTGAACAACTGGTTGGTACGAATTCTCAGGTCTACGCTGGTGGAAACAATACAGGAGGTGGATGCTTCACTCCTTCGCTTGGAGTAACTCCTACCTGTGCGAATGCTTATGCGTCGGTATTCGGTGACAATTCAGTTGATACTAACAATGGTCAGGATGCGGTCGGATTCCGCGCTCTTCCTGCGATGAGTAAGAGCGCAGGAAAGAATATGAACAGCATCGCAGGATTCTTGGTAATGACACCGGAATCAGCTGCTGGTGGCGGTTTCAGTCCTGTTCTCGAGACTTCTACGAACCTCTGGGGACTCGAGGTTCAGGATCTCCAGGGTCTCGGGACGACTCAAACAGTTGGAGTGCATATCGAGCCACAGACGAACGCTAGCGTTAATCACTATGCGATTAAAGTTGAGACGAATGGTGGACCTAGCACATTTCAGGGAATAACTGCCACGAACATAATTGACAGTGCTCTGACTGCTAGTAGATGCGTTCAGACTGGTGTGGGAGGTTTGCTCGGTGTCGCAGCCGGTGCGTGTGGTACAGGTACAGGAACAGTCGTTTCGTTCAGCGCTGGCGATTTCGGAGCAAGTGCTGCTGCGGTTTTCACGACAGCTGTATCGAGTCCTACGGTTAGTCCATCGCTCACGTTTACTGCGGTAAGTCACGGAGCGAACCAATTCTATGCCACACCAGACGGCTCTTCTGGCACTGCCGGGTTCCGTACGCTAGTGTCCGGAGATTTGCCTTCGGCTGGTAAAGCGGGACTTTACACGAACTGGGCATCAACAACGACTGTCTGTTCGACGACGAACGTATCGGGAAACACTTGTACGACAACTGTTCCATTAAACGTCACAGAAGCGAACACAGCTTATAAAGCTTCATGCTCAGGCGTCGGCACGATTACTGGTTATCCGTTCATCATAGGTATCGCGAAGGGAACTACCTCAATAACAGTAACGATTACGAATGGATCAGCGAGTGAGGCGGTAGTTTCTACGTGGTCTGAGGTTAATTGTGTAGTTACACGGTGAGTAATGGCTACTTCATTTATCATACAAAACCTTGAGCAAGAGGTATTGCTCAAAGCTGAAAACAAAACGACGGATGCCGCTCGAGCTGACGCTTGGTTAAAGGACGCTCTTTTGGAGCTTACTAGCAACCCGTCTTTCAGGAACGAGTTCGATCAACTCGAAGAGTACGGAAACTTGTTTAACCTCACTTCCCAGGTACAGGAGTATCCGGAAACAGCCCTCGTCCCGCTTACTCACTACAACACAGCTACGCTCGATATTTTGATATGGCAAGATCCACCGACTAATAGTATTAGAAGAAAACTGGGATTTTCTCATTATCAGAAGGCTGATAACTTCCAGCCAACTTTCAGTTTACCGACAGAATGGTATCGGTTTGCTCAGAACATAGGATTTACTCCCGTACCAGACAAGCCATACCAGGTACAGACTCGAATGCTGCGTCAGCATCCTATTAACCCAGTTCTGAATCAAACTACGATTTTGATTCCTAACGATTGGAATGAGATCCTTGTACTTGCAGCAGTCGAGAGAGGATTCATAGAGTATCTTGAGTACGAGAAGGCCGGAGCGATACACAAGCTACTACACGGTGACCCGAAGCATCCCGAGCGTCCTGGCTTGCTAGAGGGTCGGAAGAAGCGCCGAGAGATGGAGGCGTGGCGAACAGAAGGTGCGCTACGTCCAGTTTATCGGTCTGTGTGTAGGAGGTAATATGGGAGCTTTTCTAGGAAATCCTTTTGGAGCGGGTGGAAGCTTTCCAGGTCTACCTGGTCTAGATAGTATATCTAGCGGTGGTGGAGGCGTCTCTGGATTGCCTGGTCTGGGAAGTATTGGTAGTGGGACAGGAGGCTTAAATCTATCAAATATTTTCGGAGGAGGCGGAGCTGGAGGCGGAGGAGGATCTCAGCAACCTAAAATACAGCAGGGTAGAGAAGGGACACAGATCGCAGGTCAACCTCCTGTTACTACGATGGGCGGACAGAACCAGTACATGAACTATCCGTCGATGACTGGAGGTAGCTCACCCTTCGGTGGAGGTGGTAACTACTCTGCTGCACCGGCGATGGGTTATTCCTCACCGATATACGCTCTACCAGGAATGGCTCAGGCACAAGCTATGGGAGGAGGAATGTCGTCTCCTGGAGGAATGTCGTCTGGAGGAGGATCGTATGGTCCTGGCATCGTACCTCCATCATCCTATGGCTTCCAGCCGGGACAGAATCCCACCATGAACCCTCAGTTCAACCCGAACAATATCTATGGAGCTGGTATTGGTGGGAAGCTTCCAGGAAACTATCAGCAGAGTAGAACTATCGATCCTGCTATGACGCAGGCGATGAATCAGTATTTGATGAATATGATGGGTCAAGGGGCCTCTCCTTTTAACCTGTCGGCGCTCATGCCGTCGACAGGTCAGGCGACCACTCCTGGGTCGTTAACGGCCCCTATGACCCCTACGATGCAAAACCTCCAGGATTTCCTGATGGGAAAGAGTGCAGGCGTCAGCGGAGTTCCTGGAACCTCAGGTCCGCTCAGCTACGTCAGTCCGATGTGGCAGAGCGAAATTAGTGCAATGAATCAGCCAATTCAACAACAGCTCGCTAACATCAAGGAACAGTTCGGAGCACAGGGAGCGCTTGGCTCCAGTGAGATGGCTAACGCCCTCCAAAACTACGGTTCACAAACTGCGCTAGGAGAACAGGCGTTGCTCGGACAACTCACTATGCAGGCGCTCCCTACAGAGATGCAAGCTGCTGGAGGGTTCCAGCAGATGGACCAGCAAGCTATACAAAACATGTATAATGAGTTTATCAGAACAAGACCTGAATACTCACCATTGCTCCAGGAGCAGTATGGAATGGCTACAACGTTCCCACCGATATACCAGAAGGGTGGAGGATCAGGTTCAGCCCTGATGGGAGCGCTTCCTGGTCTCGGCATGAACGCTGCTGGAAGTATCATGGAAGGTCTATCCGGTGGCGGAGGATTAACAGACGTAATAAGCAGCCTCGCCGGAATGTTGTTGGCTGCGTAAGGAGGTATTATGCCAGTCACAGACCCATACAATCCAAGTCTGGTTAATTACAAGAATCCGGCAGATGCACAGTCAGGTGCATCAGGCACAGCGGAGAACGTGTTCGATCCATCTCCCTATGGATTTAATCCAGACCCCGGCATGGGAGGTCAAGGGAAGGGTACTGACCCTACTTCGGACTTCGCTAAAAAGAATGCTATGATAATGGCTCTTTCTAAGCTAGCTCAAGGAGCCTCTAAGAAAATGGGACAGGTAATTCATCCAGGACAGAGAGGACAGGGAGGTCCGCAGCCGACGACGGGTCAACCTGGACAGCAGATTGGTGCTTCTGCTCCGGCAGCTATGGCTGGATATCCTACGCCTCCTCCAGGAAGTGGTCCTGGTTCTGGGATGCAACCGCCCGTCGGTGCAGTTCCAGGACGGCAGGGATTCCAACAGACTGGAACTGAAGGTCAGTTCATGTCTCAGTTAACACCTCAGGCCGCTGGACTATTCCAGGGCCTTCAGGGTCTACAGCAGGTGATACAGACTAATCAGGCACGAAAGGATCAGAAGGACGCTGCTGAAGCTGGTAACGTCGCTCAAAATCTGATGCAATCCCTTGACGTAATCAATAATTCCTCAGACCAACAGGCTCGAGCCAATGCGATGCAAACAGTCGATATGATTCTGAAAAACAAGGAGTCCTCGAAGGTTCTTAACAAAGTATTTAAGGGATGGCTCCAAAAGGCCGATGAGCAAAAGAGAAAGAAGAACGCCCCGCCCGATCCTATAACAGCAGGTTTCGAGAACAGTTTACAACAATACTTCGCAGGTAAACAGGCTCAGCCTCCTCAGATGCCATCTCAGCTTTCGGGCTACCGGCTTCCCTCGGCTGGACCTGCTCAGCAGATGCAGAACATCGCGGCTCAGGAAGAGGCTAAGCGAGCGGCAGCAGATCCGAAGACGATGCTAAAGAGTCAACTGTCCTCAGCGCAGATGAAGGAGATCGAGGAAGGCGCTACTCTTGGGAAGCTCGAAGCTGAGAAGGCTGAATATCATGCCAGGATGATGGAAGCTGCCTCTCACGTACAGACCGCAGGTCTTGCGGTTCAGCTTGAGCAAGAGAGGATTAAAGAGCAGCAGCTTCAGAATCAGTTCGCCAAACAGAAAGGAGAGACAGAGAAGAAGATTGCTGACGTAAATCTCTTGAGGGCTAATAAAAATCTCGATATAGCTAACGCGAGATTAAAGCTAGCTCTGATACCAAAGACGACCTCTGCGCCCCCTCCTACGATGATAAATCAACTCAATGCACTACAAGAGGCCGAAAAGTATATGGATAAGATACTTTCGGACCCGAAGAGAGCAGCTAATGGCTTCAGTAAAGAAGACGTAGAGCAGCTCAGGGGACTGTTTTACAAAGGTGGAGCTGGTGCTTCGGCGAAAGATCTTCCAGACATGGTGCACAGACATATGTGGGAGTGGCTCGGAGGTACAGGAGAAGATTCTGTTCAAGCGATGCGCGACAACATCCACTCCCAACGAAGTGCTATCGCTAAGATGGTTCAGGAGCGATTCAAGACATGGAAAGGAGCTGGTTCCGTTGAGGCTGAAGGAGGAGTGTCGGAGCCTGAGCCGGAACCAGACCTTGGTGCTGGTGAACCTGAAGGTGTTATCGAAACTCCTGAAGAGGGAGGGACAGACTTACCTCCAGGCTTTGTTCCGCCTAAGACCGGAGGGAAACCCTAATGCCCCCGCAGACTCCTGGAGTACCAGGAACTCAAGATGCTCAAGCGCCGATCGCTCCTGTCCAGGACGCAGGTGGACAGCAGTCGTTCGATTATCTGGGTGATATAAAAAAGCGTTATCCAAAGATGGGAGCTTATCCTGACCAGATTATCTGGGACTATCTAGGGAAGCCTCAGAACTTCAGACAAGTTTATCCGAAATACAAAGACCTAGACGACATTACTATCACAGAGAATATCGAGAGGCTCTCGAAGATAAAGCCTCAGCAAGCTGCTCCAGCTCAAGCTCCTCCTGGTGGGCCCTCTATAACTCCTCCTACGGGGAGGCCTTCGGCTCCAGGACAGATGGCTGCGCCCTCACAGGCCGCCGTCCCTCCTCGCACAGCTACGCCTCCCCAACAGCCTTACGTACCTCCGCAAGAGCGTCAAGCTCAGGTAGCGTCGCAACAAATCGAGGCTCTGGGACGTCCGAAGTGGGATACTCCTCAGGCAATCGCTCAAGATCCGACTTGGTACGGACGTACTCTGCGCTACGCTGGAGGGGAACTCATAGGCACAGCGAAAGCTGGAGCTGGGATGTTAGTGGGAGGAGGAAAGCTAGTTCATGACTTAGCCTCTGCTCTCGATCCTTTTGAAGGACAAAAGCGGCCTCTCGGTGACCCACAACTTCAGGTCGGAAAAGATCTCGTAGACGTCGGTAAGGGTGTCATCGATGTCGCTAAGATTGCTTGGGAGATGATGAAGAGTGACGAGGCAGCAGCCGATCCGGAGAAGTTTGGCGATACAGTATTGAAGATGGCACTTACTGTCGACGGTGCCCACGAGTTCGCTAAGTCAGTGACAACTAAGTATCCTGGTCTGAAGCCTGCTGAGGTTGTCAAATCTCTAAATCAGGCCCGTAAAGGAGTTATCAACTCGACTATACATCAAGAGGCAGTTGAGCGTGCTTACGTTCACAGAGAGGGAGTCAAGGTTGCTGAGGAAGAATTCCTGAAAGCTGAGAACAATGCTGAAGTACATGTGAAGGAGCATGTTACAAATCTTACGACAAAGATTGGAAACAAACCGGTCGAAGCAGATTCAACAGCTCAAAAGATTTTAGATGAGTCTAAAAAGACTATTCTAACTGAGCCTCCTGGCAGAGTAGTGAAGGGTAAAGGACCAAGAGCTGGAATTCCGACCGCGGTTCCCTCACCTTTGGACGATGTCATCTCTTATATACGAAGTGTCAAGCCCGGTACGTGGACGTGGGAAACTGTCAAACAATTCCGGACCGAAGTCGGTCGTGCAGCGGCTCGAGCTTCAGGTCCAACAGCGAAGGTTCTTTATGACATCTACTACAACGATCTGACTCCGAAGCTTGCCAACATGGCGAAGAAGTACAAGCTCGACCCTTCATGGAAAGCGTACAACGACCTCGAGGCTAAGATTTTCAAGGGGTGGCCGATCCTCGAAAAGGCCCGCGCTATCGTAGAGGGTAATGGTGAAGGCTCTGCGATGGCGAATGCGATTAAGGATTCTGCCGTACTCCATGAGGTTTTGGAGAGTCTGAAGCCTTACGGAATAAATGCTGAGAGGGTACTGGAGTACGCTGGCAAAGCCAATAAGATTATGCGGGAGTCTAGTGAGTTCAACAAGAGCATGTTCCGGTATGTCTACCGTATCAATCCGGCAGCTCTTATAAGCATTCCCATGATGATGGCAGGTCGAGCAATCGGAGGTCTACCTGCGGGATTAGCTCTAGGCGCTGGCTCTGGTTTCGCTATCAATTTCTTGATGCATTCGGTTCGAGCAATGGGTCTAGATCCAGCTCTGTTGGACACGGTGCTATCTCAAAGAAAATGGCCAGGTAAGACGCCTATCCCGAAGGGAGAAGGTTTCGAAGAGCCTCCCGCACCTCCGGCTCCCCCTCCTGGCGTCGGGCCAACGGAACCTCCTGGACCGCCGGGAGCGCCACCGGTTCCTGGGGGTGCGGCTGGGCCTCCCACACCGGTTCCGCCTCCGGTCCCAGGAGGAGCGCGGCCTACGCCTGAGGCTGCTGCGGCTGCGAAAGCGGCTACACCTCCTCCGACAGGTCCCAAGACACCGAAACCTTCGAAGGCAGTAGCCGCAATTCAGGCTAATCTTGATGCCAATGCGAACAGTTTATATGGAAAAGACTATGATCAACTAACTCCAAAGGAAAAGAGAGAGGTTACTAGAGCTACTCAAAAGACAGGGGAAGTTAAAACTCCGTACGCGGGACCGGAACGTCGTACTACGGAACGTGCCATCTCGCAGGATATGTGGGCTAAGAATCAGATAGATGTAGCTAAAAAAGAACTCGCTAAAGCGACGGATGAGAATGAGAAGAACATACTCCGCAGGAGGATCGAGGAACTTCAGAAAGATCCGACTCTTGCAGGTGGAGGAGAGGAGTTAGGTCGTGAGATTAGAGCAGCTAGAGCGGCAAAGCCTGCTGAGAGGTTGGCTACGGCTCCTAAAGAGGCTCCAACAGTTACCAAAGTCCCAGAAGGTACGACTGGTCGTGAGCCTGGAAAACGGCCAGGTACTACTCGTGAAACGCCTCTTGTACGAGCAAAGAAACAAGCCGAGCGCGTCGCCAAGAAGCGAGCCGAGAAGGGACCAACTGCTCTCGGTGGCGGAGGCATGGAAATTACTGGCGGAGGAGTAGGCGAGGCAGCTATAAAGGCTGAAGAAGCGAAAGCTGCTCAGCAGAGTGCGGCTTCGCCGAATAGACCAGTTACTGAGATATCCACTCCGGAGAAGGAAGAGACACTCCAACTGGAGCATCCAGAGGTATGGGCGCAGCTTCAGAAGATGAGGAAGGGAGTTCGTATGAGGGGAAAGCTTCGTCCTCTGACTGGTGACGAGTACTTAGAAGCTCTAAATTATATGTATGCAAACGCAGAGGACGAAGCTAGTGCTATACGTCAGGATAAGGCTGATGCCTTGATAAAGGAAAGCGAGGGCAGACCACTGAGTCCCTCAGAGCAAACGATAGCGAAGGAGCAGGGAGCTGAAGTTCCAAAGCGCAAGCCTCCGAAGAAAGCTGGGAGTATTTCGGATAAAGCTCTCCTGAAGCAGCTCAAGAAAGAGAAAGAAGATTGATTTTCGGTAGGGACGCCTACTGAGATAACTGTTATTAAAGTTAATGATTAATAATAGTTAACCTTGCAAGGAGGACACAATGGCAAACGGTAAATCAGCACACGCAACAGTGGCGGAGGTTAGGTCTATCTGCCATGAACTCGAAGTCTCGCCGAGCTGTCACAGCGAGACCAGCCCCATCTACGGAGGTGGAGGACAGACTGTAAAGCAGCCTGAGCATAGTGACGGTGGGAAGACACACGCCGGCTCCCGTGGTCAAACTAAGGAGGTGCCGGCGAAGTTCAATCCGGCTAACGAGAAGCGTGGTCACTAGAGCGTAGCTAGGCTCCCTCTGCCGCGATCTCTGGACTGTCTTCGTGTAGGATCGCCAGTACTTCGTTGTAGCCAATGCAGCGGAGTACTGGCGTATCATCGAACTTCAGTAGATATCCCGCAAACTGAGAGTATAGGATTTTGTCTCCTACCTTGATGTCTGTGATGTCGTCCGCGATGCCAACGACTCTACCCTTCGTGGGCAACGCTTTCGCTCTCTCAGGAATAACAATCTTACCAGTGTACCTGAAGTTGTCGATTGAGATCATCAGATGACCGTTTAGAACTTTCTTGAATGGCCACTTGATTCCCGGTTCTACTATATTATCGAGCGTTTGAGCTAGTTGTTCATCCATAACTTCTCCTTTACTTTACGAAGTAGAGAGTCTGTCCGCCTATGACCTGGCGTTCGCCTAAGGTCCCAGCTTCTCTGAAAGTTGCTATGATAATGTCCAATTCCCCAGATGTCATATGCTTCCAGTTCCTTGCTAAGATATCCTTCCGGGATGCATAACCTTTCGTTTCAATGAACTTGAGTACTTTGTCCGAAGCGGACGCAAGTGAACTCTCGCCTACGGCTCGAAACACAATCTTCAGGTCCGCAACAACATCCTCGATCTTGTGCGTAGCCATCATAAAGTCTAGTTCATTTATCTCTAGCTTATCGCTCCTTGCTGCGCTAATTACCTGAGCTAATTTGGAAGCGTTGGCCCACTTGGAGGTTTTGTAGACGCAAGTCGCTTCATCATCAAACTCGTTTGGCTCGCAGCTATTATAGTAGCGCTCGAAGAGCTTTCGAGCGCCTGGAGTAAATGTAAATTCACCTCGTAGACAACTAATGCTACGGAGGTCTTCGATGAGGTCATCTGTGCCAGCGATATAAGCCGTAGGCCAAGGAACCTTCTTATCCTTCTTGGTAGCGAGAACGAAGTTAACACGACGAGTAAAGCCACCACCGACAGCGTCAGCAGGAATAGACTTGACAAGCCATTCTTGAGCGCTACCACCGAAAAGCGAAATGCATGGAGAGTTGATATTCCATTCACCTTTTCCTCTAGTTCCATATTGGTAAACTCCCTCCTTGGAGTCCCACAAATCTGATAAAGCAGTGATGCTGAATTGCGATGCCGTTATAAATACGGACAGCTCTGTAGACACTAGCAAAGCTGCACTTTCGATACCGAGTTTTATAGAGGGTTGACCATTCGAGCTGGGATGAACTCTCGGAAAGCCTTTACTCAACTTCTCCAAAACATACTCCATTGTAATACGATCAGACAAGACGTTAACGGTCCCGGCTGCCTTCATAAGGCTTAGTGCCGGGTTCATCGCCGCACCTTTTCCCAGACCTGGTCGTCCTACCAGAACTACGTAGAGGTTTGGGTATAGTTTCCAGAGTGTTCGGTCGATCCAAACGTTCCGCTTGAGGGTTGCAGCGATGGCGAGGGCTGCACTCCACCAATGATACTTTGTTGGACTTTCCGTTGCGTCTGTAACATACTGTATGTACTCGCTAATGAAATCTCGTTTAAGTCGGCGGGACACTTCTTCAACCCCTGGATTGAATAACCGATCTTGAAATCAACTGGTATCTTCACTTCAAACCCACTCACCGGAAACCTCAAAACCCTATCATAAGCCTTCTGCATCAGTCTGAGCGTACTGAGCAAAGACTCAAAATCATCTTTACACTCACATAACACTGAGTCGTGACCGTCCATTAGGACGAGTCCCGGAGACTGAGTGTGTAAATAGAGAATGGCAAGACCGTTGTTGTCTCCCACTGTTGACTGGGGGATATAAGCGTAGCCCTCACGAAAGATTTTACCATTATCTCCATAAGGTCTGAGTCCATGAAATACTCTTTCCCTACCGAGAGGCGTAGACAAGAACTTCTTGTTACAAAGCTCATGCTGTATGTATTTGTGAAATACACCGCGAACCGCTGGCTCGACCTTGTGAAACTTATCGAGAACCGCAGCACAGAAGTCCACTTTAATAGTGCGACCCTCTTTAGCGAACTCGGTGGCCATTTTGTCTTCGTGCATATCATAATTCCCTGCGTGTCTTACTTTCTTCCCAAGGTAGTATTCTAGACACTCCTTGTTGTTTGTTCTCTCTATGGGTAGCCCGAAGATTTGCGATGCTAGGACTGCGTGCCTTGAGACGCCGGTCGAAATACTTCGATTAAGCTCTTCAATTCCTTTTCTATCTCCACTAACGTCGGCGATGATTCCTTGAACGATCCACTCCTCTGCCGAAGCTTGATCGCAATAAGCGAATATAGTATTAGGTCTAGCAATGAATATTCCTTGGAATTTTTCTCCGAGATCTGAGTGTTTAGGCTGATTCTGTCCGTTGCTTCCAAATCCGAGAAAGTTTTGGCGAGAAGCTCGACGGCCAGTAACAGTTCCGGTGACCGAGTAACAGGAATGGAACACCCCATTGTTAAGTCTGGCATTGACATAAGTTCCGAGAACTTTATTGAGTTCACGTACCCTGAGGATGTCCTTAAGAACAGGATCGCCTTTAGTTGCGAAGGCTTCGTTGAGTGATTCTTCTCCAGTTGATTCATTGAATTCCCCTTTCTGATTTTTGACCATCTTTAGTTTAATCTTCAAATCCTTCTTTAGAACTTCCTTCAGCTGTGGTACCGACGATAGATTAAGAATCGCTTCAGGGCCGCAGCCGAGTTGCTTCGCAAGCGCATCTCCCATTTGTCTGGAGTATACGATAGGTCGATTGTGAAGGTTTCCTGATATCGAGACACACTTCTTATTAAGTTCGTCAATAATCTCTTCGCGGAGTCGGGGGAGAGCTTCAGCGTCTGTGAGGATTCCCCGTTTGTCGATGGAGTGAAAGCTTCGAGCGAGTGGCATTTCGTATTCGTCGTAGAAGCGTTTGAGGCTTGGATTGTCAGCGAACTCCGTTTCTTGTTCTTCCCATACTTCGTAGGTGCTACAGGCGTCGAGGCAGTTGTACCTTTTGAGTTTCGGGAGGCCTTCACGGAGTGTCCATCCTTTTCCCTCGTCTTTGAAGTACGGAAGTCGAGTGTATTGCATCACTTGAAAATCCAGTTTGTGACTGAGTTCGGGGTGTAATACATGATGTCGTACCAGAGTATCGTCAACAAGGTCCACGCCAGGAGGTAGACCAATAACCTCAATCCAGTTTGCATCAAACGTCGTCCAATTTTGGCCAATGCCTCGGTGTCCGCGGAGGTTTTCCGTAAGAAGCCTCCACGTTCGCGCGAGATTACGAGGGTCGCCTTCAAATAAGCTAATGCTGAGTGCGCTACGTCGAGAACAAGATAGACTAATACAAATAGGAACCCGGCGAGCAATAAGCTCAATATCACGCGAAGTGGGATTTGTAGAAGCATTGCACTCACGGACGTAGTCCTCGATTTCTCCCTGTGAAGGATTCGCTATCAGCTCTCTTTCTTCCAAGGGTTTGTGAATTCCGGTGTTTCTCCAGAAATCATATTCTTCTCTAAATTTAGAGAAAATGAAAACGACAGTATCACGGTCTGACCACTCTCGCAATACATAGGCGGGGTGAAAGTTGGGGAAACATATATGCGGCCATCCCAGTTCCGGAGATACAAGTATACTTCCTCTCCATTTGGAGATTTTACTTTCGTGGTCTTTAGCATCGATTGTAGCTGGGCACAGAATTGAGAGAGGAGTTCCTCCGAGAGGGATAATAAAGCTGGGTCGATAGAATCGAAGCTCTTCGAAGAACTGAGCAATACACAGGTCGACGGATATTCCGGTTTCAGCGAACCTTGATATATCATTATCTGGTGGCCTCACTTTATATGGATTTGTAAAACAACACTTAGACGGAGAAATTCCTGCCGCGATTAACATTCGGTCTAGTTCTCGCCCCGAGGCGCCGACGAATGGAACTCCCACCTGATCCTCATCGGCGCCCGGAGCTTCTCCGACAAGCCAGATAGGGGCTTGCGGATCTCCTCGGAACCCTACGTACTTACGTCCTAGCTTGCTACACAGAGCTTTTAGTTCGTCAGTCTTCGGACCTATCATGTGGACACTCCACAGCTCCCAGAATGGACTCAATCCAGTGCTGCTCCATCATTCGTTTTGTGAGTCCTTTTACCTGAGGTGCGAGCCAGCCATACACGTCGTCGAATTTCCAGCCACGAGCTTGCATTTCTTCGAGAAATCTGTCTTTGTTTAGTGTATGTTTAGTCTTCATACCAGAGGTTGTCCCATCCATAGAAGTACCACTCACAATCCCAGATG